ATTATGGGTTCCATATTGGTATACAGGAGATACTATCCCTGTGGACCGAGAAATTAGGGATGAGTTGGCGGCCTCGGATATCTTCGATTCAGATACATTCGATATTATCGGTAATCAATTCCGAGCATCTGCGGGTAAGAGCGATTACCTGGTTGGCCTCCAGCCTTTCACGCAAGACAGCATTGTCGCATTTAACCGAAAATCCATCCACCTACTCACAGGCGTGAGTGGATCTCTCTCTGATGTGTCCACAAATGTGGTAACGAGCGAGATCGGCGCATCTGCCCGCAAATCAATCGTCCAGGTAGCTAACAAGATTTTATTCCTATCCGACCAAGGTATCTACTCGGTCGAGTTTTATGACCAGTATCACTTGCGAGGAACAGGCACACCCATATCCGAAACCATACAGCCCTACATAGATCGCATAAATCAGGACTATGCTCACCTATCATGCGGTGTGTATTTCAATAACAGATATTGGTTGGCACTACCATTAGACTCTGCACCTGGATTAGGAAATGGCAGAAAGCTAAACACCATATTAGTTTACAATTTTATCAATGGTGGGTTTGAAAGCATAGATTCGGTAAACTCTATTGACTTTGCAATTCGTGAATTATTGGTAGCTCGTGAAGGCGCACAGAATGCACTCTATATCACCACCGAAGAGGGCGGGGTGCATAAGATGGATGCGGTTGAAGGTGGAGATGTTGTATCGGTTACACCTGGTCAGGCATCCTCCGAAACCATTCCTGTAATTAGCCAGCTCACCACCCGCCAATTCGATGCCGATGCGATTGATCGCAAAGTATTCAGCCGATCTGAGATTCATGTGAAAAGTAATACTGGCTCGCAAACCAACGCAAACATCCAATTCATCACCGAAGATCCTGACTCCGTATCCGACACCACCAGCTTTTCATCTTTGCTTGGAAGTACCTTGCCGGACTCCGAAGAGGCATCTCTCCGTACCCGCATCAACAAACGCGGATTTGGCGTACAGGCAGACATCCAACCATCTTTGGGCAGACCCTATATTCGGGCGGTTAAAGTAGACGCAAGAATCACCAACCGATCAACCACATCCATTTCATAGAGGACATTAATCATGGCAATATTATCACGAGGACAAACCTTCGCATCAGGCGACCAAGTAACCGCGCAAAAACTGCAAGACATTGTGGATCTTGCAAACTTTGATGATCCAGCAGATGGGTCCACAATAATTGTAAATAACTCAATTTATGGCGTACCTGGGGGCGATGGTAAACTTAAAGTCCCAAGCAATGGGATAGGCTCAAACGAGTTGGCGAGTGATGCTTCGGTAGATGCAAATCGAGCAGTTGACACCAACCACATCAAGGATGGCTCGGTTACAGCGGACAAGCTCGATAGCGCGGCGGTAAGTGTACTTATGCCGACAGGGACAGTTCTCTCTTATGCTGGTATATCTTTACCGGGGGTTGCGGGCGATTGGATATATTGTGATGGCTCTGAATATAATAGAGAAATATCACCTGGAGTTAGTACGCCGCTTTTTTTGGCATTAGGAACAACCTACGGCGTAGGAAATGGCTCAACCACTTTTAACATACCCGACCTTCGAGGACGAGTCATTGCTGGTCAGGACGACATGGGAGGCACTTCTGCTGATCGATTAACTAATCCATCATCCACTATAAACGGAATAGATGGAGACATATTAGGGGCTACAGGTGGTGCTGAAACACACACCCTGTTAGAAGCTGAGATGCCTAGTCATACTCACGGATATAATAACAATGAAAATGCTTCGGAACAAGCCCAAGGTGGCAGTGGTGCAAAAACCGGTAACCAAACAGTCCAAACAGATCCCACAGGTGGAGGCCAAGCACACAACAATGTCCAACCAACCATCATTTTAAATTACATCATTAAAACCTAATCGAATTATGAATTTATGGAATTTTGTACCGCTTTACACCGATTACGATGATTACGGATTGATCGAACGATTATTAAATGCAGGCAAGGCAAAGACATGGACGAATGATCGAGGCCAGCAGGTAACTTCGGATGGGATTATTTTCACCTCCACACAAATTGAAGACCCAGGTTTCAATCAGGCGATGAATGAATTTAATAACCAAGCACCGGAAGGAGAATCATTGGCCTATATAAATCCAATCGAACGAGAAATATTAAATCGTTCGGGCGCAAGCGGTCAGATGACTGACTCAGGTATAATGTCCTATGCCCCTGAAGATCCATTAAAGCAAGCCGCTACAGTCCTTAATATGGCCGCACCGAAAGGTGAGGAACTTGCTTATATTAATAACGAAGAAGCCGAGCTATTAAAATCTAAAGGCGGGGCTGGTGTGCCTGTAAACTCATCAGGCGTAAAATCATACTTCCTAAATAAACTATTTGGCGGTGGAAAGGATGCACCAGCCTTAGAAAAGTTTGATGTGGGAGGATCAGCTAGAGAGTATGTAAATGCGATGTCCGATCCTGCCTTGCAGAATAAACTACTGCAAACCCGTCAACGCTACGATCCGCAATACCAAGACTTACAAATGAGCCTAGCTCGCCGTGCCGCTGATCCTATGGCACAGCTTGCCGAGGACCAAGCCATGCGTTCACAGGAGTTCGGCGCACAAATGGCCGAGCGTCAGGCGGGGTCTGATATCTCCCTGATGAACCGATTCGGTGCGGATATGACCCAAGCGGTTCGTGCATCCGATCCACTCATGCAAGCACGGGTCGAGCAAGCAAACAAGATGGCCGCCGATGCATACCGCGAGAGTCAGATGACCGACCTATCGCCTGAGATGCGTAGAAGGGCAGATCAATCAGCGCTTGAATCTCTTACCTCACGAGGCAGAGGTACTGACAATGTGGGCATTGCCGCTCAAGCCATGAGCCGCGAGGATTATTTGCGAGATATACTTCGAGACAGCAGAAACCAGGCACAATCACTTGGTAGTTATGCTATGCGAGGCAACCAAGCAACCTCATACGATCCACTCCGACTCACCGGTGGAGGACAAAACTTCGTCCAGCAAGGATATGGCCAACGAGCCGCCTTATTTGGATTGCCACAGGAATCAGTCACTCGGATCAACCCCGATGCCGGAGTAAATATCGGTATGCAAGAATATGTGAATCGGGCAAACTACCTGGCAAATACCTATGCGGCAAAGGAACAAGCGGCCGCTGGTGCGGCTGGTGGGTTGATGAGCGGATTAGGATCAGTAATCGGTGGAATCTATGGCGGCGATTAGCTGGGACAATCGGGCATTAATCAGAATCAAAATTTCGGACAAGGGATAAGCACATATCGAGGCGGTGGTGGAAACACTATGATGTCAGGCGGATACAAATTATTTTAATATCATGGCAATAGGAGACACAGTTCAAGCGGGACTCATGCGAGTCGATTTCTCACCAATAGCTAGAGCGGGGGAGGCACAGGCACGGGCGAACCAAGCGTTTGGAGATGCTATCGGAGGAGTGATTGATAAGTTTTATCAGAAGAAGAAGGATAAGCAGGAGAGAGAGGAACGAGAACAAGCATATCTCAAGATGGGTCTATCCGATGAGGAAGCAAAAGCCGCAAGCCGAGACAAAGACTTAGCCAATCAGTTCATCAATAAAATGAATGCTGATCGGAATTACAGCTTGGAAATGGATAAGTTCAACCAAGCCGTTGAGCTTCGCGATTTGCAAATGGCTCAGATCAGGCAGAACATGGCTAGGCAGAAAAGTGCTGACCAGTTGGCAGGGGAGAAACGCATGGCCGACAATCAATTCATGCAGTCCCTGATGTCGCAAACAACCAGCCCACAAGCACAGCGCCAAGCGGACATCGCTCGACCTGGATTGCCAGCACTAGGTAATGCCGATGCTCGTAATCGGTTCATGCAGGCACAGCTACAACAGCCACAAAACCAAGTACCGGTATCCAACCTTGGATCTCAGGACTTTGGTAGGTTTGCGAGAGAACAAGGGCTTGATCCTACAAGATCGGTCCAACGCATGGAAGCTCTTAGGCAAGCCGAGTTGGCTAATCAGCCGAAGGCGATTACTCCTGAAGAATTACTTAGTTTAAAGGGTAAAATTTTAGACTTTGAACTAAAGCAAAATGAAGAGAATCGTAAATCTACTGAATTTAGTGATTCTGAAAGCATCAAAACTTTTACTCCTGAGTCTAACTATCTTCAGTTGGGTACTACTAAAATACCTATAACAGGAAGGTTAGGGAGTCAGACAGAGGCAATAAAGTACAAAGATGAATATATTCCCAATTTTAATACAACAAATGAAACTTTCGAGGGCTTATTAGCATTGGGTCAAAAAAGGGCAGACGGTTGGTATATGGAATCGCAAGAAAAAGATCAGGCTATGAGTTATGTTCGTCAGCTACAAGGACTCATACGGGAAGATATTTTAGGACCAGGTACAGTTCAAGAATCAGAGCGTAATATCCTTGATAATATAGTCAAAAATCCAACTTCATGGTCAATTAATGGAGCGGAAGAAAACATGAAGATTCTTAGAAATTTACGACAAAAGATTTTCAATCGTTTAGAAAATAGAATGAAAAACTTTAATCTTAAACTTGGAGATAGTAATTCGCCAAATACTCCGAAAGATCAGCCCGATTATACAGATGAAACTAGCTCGGGAAATCGGATAAGAATATTCGATTTTGATAACCTAAATCAGTAAATACAATGCCAGTTTATCGTCTTAAATCTGACATCCTCGGCATTGATTTTGGGGTTGAGTCGCAACAAG